GTGTGTCCCGCTGGAGGATATACCGTGCGCAGGCTGACCCCGACCGAATGTGCCAGACTTCAAGGTTTCCCAGACAACTGGTGCGCCAACCTCGGCACGGAAAAAACGACCGATGAAGAGTTGTACTTCTGGCACAAGGTGTTCAAGACCTATTCCGAAGTGACCGGCTGCAAAATGAAATCCGACAAGCAGGTCGCCAAGTGGCTGAAAGATCCGTATTCCGACAGTGCGGAATATAAGATGTGGGGCAACGGCGTGGCACTCCCGTGCGTATGGTTCGTGCTCTGCGGGATCGTGTGGTATGCACAGTCCGGCGGCGATAATGCGCCGATATAATCTACACCGGAAATGTGAAGATATAACTGGATATATGCCGAGCATGACGGTAATATGTGACTACCAAAAATCAAGGAGGTCACTTAAATGACGATTACAATTAATGCCCAGGGTGCGGAACGCAAGCGGCTGGTGCAGACCATCTCCGACTGGCTCGGCGTTCCCGCAAAGTACTGCGGTGCGCCCACATTCAACTATGAGGTGGATTACTTCACCATCGACCGAAACGGCAGCCTTTCCTTTGACGACCATGCCGACAGCGAGGTCATTGAAAGATTGCTGGAGCATATCTACGATGAGGGCTTTGACATCGACCAGAGCCACACTGATGACGAGGACGAGCCTTGCGCCGTCTGCATTTCCATGCCGAAGAGTCTGTTCACCGACAGCAATCTGGAAAACCTCAAGGCACTCATTGCCGCCAAGGGTGGTCTTATCAAGAAAGCTCTCGGAGTCCCTGACCTGCCACTGGAAATCACGGATGCGAAGGTTTCCTTCCCTTGGTTCCCGGCGACTCCAACCCCGGACGAGATGAAAGCCTATGACACCTTTATCTGCAAGTTGTGTGAAATGGCACGGAATCAGAAGCGGGTCAGTGCCGTCGAAAAGCCCACGGACAACGAGAAGTACGCATTCCGCTGTTTCCTGCTTCGGCTGGGTTTCATCGGTGATGAATACAAAGCTGCTCGAAAAATCCTGCTGAAGAACCTCTCCGGCTCATCGGCTTTCAAGAACGGAGGTACAGAAGATGAGATTTCCGAGTAAAGAGACGGTCGAACGTATCCGCAAGGAATACCCGGTCGGCACTCGTGTGGAGCTTGTTCAGATGGATGACCCACAGGCACCGCCTGTCGGCACGAAAGGCACCGTGCGAGGTGTGGATGACATCGGCAGCATCATGGTTGTCTGGGATAACGGCTGCGGTCTGAGCGTGGCTTACGGGGAGGATATTTGCCGTAAACTGCTGTAATATACACAGTTTCCGAACCACAAGATCGTGTAGTTTATAGCTCAGATATAACTGGATATAGTGTGCTTTCAGAGGTAATATGTGACTACCGAAAGGGAAAACAAACCAAAACGGAGGTCACAAACATGAGCCAGAGAACAGAAAACCAGGTAGCCGAAATGAAGAAGCAGACCATCGGGGTCGAGGTCGAAATGAACAGCATCACCAGAGAGAAGGCCGCAAGGCTGGCAGCCACCTTCTTCGGTACCGGGCGGTACGAGAACACCGCTTGCCGCAACGGCTACTGCACTTGGTCGGCTTGGGATGAGAGCGGACGCGAGTGGAAATTCCAGAAGGACGTCAGCATCGCGGGCCCGGACAGCGAGAAATGCGAGATGGTCACGCCGATCCTCACCTACGTTGACATGGAGACCTTGCAGGAGCTGGTTCGCCGCCTCCGCAAAGCCGGAGCAAAAAGTGATGCCACAAGAGGCTGCGGTGTTCACATCCACATCGGCGCCAAGGGGCACACGCCCCAAACGCTCCGAAACCTCGCAAACATCATGGCAAGCCACGAAGACCTCCTGGCAAGCGCACTGAACCTCGACAGAGGCCGCATCAGCCGCTACTGCCGCACGGTTGACCCCAGATTCCTGGAACGGCTGAACAACAGAAAACCCACCACCATGGCAGCCTTGGCTGATATTTGGTACGGTAGCCAGAACGCCGACTACGGCAGAAGCCAGCACTACAACGACAGCCGCTACCATATGCTGAACCTCCACGCCACCTTCACCAAGGGAACGGTCGAGTTCCGGCTCTTCCAGTTCGATGCACCGGCAGACGGCAAGCAGAACGGGCTTCACGCCGGACAGCTCAAGAGCTACATTCAGCTTTGCCTTGCACTCAGCCAGATGGCAAAGACGGTCAGAACCGCAAGCCCCAAGCCCCAGCAGAACGAGAACCCCAAATACGCAATGCGCACTTGGCTCCTTCGCCTCGGCTTTATTGGCGACGAGTTCAAGACCGCAAGAGAGCTCCTCACGAAGCGCCTGGATGGGGATGCAGCCTTCCGCAGCGGCAGAGCAGCCGCTTGAAGGACGCAGCCCAGAGACCCCCGAACCCGCTGATGGCGGGCTTTCGGTGGTAGAAGGCAACTTCGGAAAGGAGTATTTTTTATGGAAAAACGCTATTACATCGCTTACGGCAGCAACCTCAATGTCCGTCAGATGCGGATGCGCTGCCCGTCGGCACGGATCATCGGCACATCGGTTCTCAAGGATTACGAACTGCTTTTCAAGGGCAGCAAAACAGGCTCTTACCTTACGGTGGAAAAGAAGTCCGGCGTCTCAGTTCCTGTTGCTGTATGGGAAGTCACCGCAGAGGATGAAAAAGCCCTGGACCGTTACGAAGGCTTCCCGAGCTTCTATTACAAGAAGGAGTTGACCCTACCAATCAAGGGTATCCGCACGGGCAAAATCCGTAAGCGCCGGGTATTTGTGTACATCATGCATGAGGACAGGCCCATCGGCATTCCGTCCATTCCTTATATGCAGACCTGCATCCAGGGCTACGACGATTTTGGCTTTGACCGACTTGTGCTGATAGACGCTTATCTCAAATGTGTGGAGGAGCATCATGAAGGAAAATAACATCATCCGAATATCGGTCTGCCCCAGGTGTGGGCAAGCCTTCCGGGAACATCCGGCTCTTTCGAGGCTCGACAACGAAACGCTCATCTGCCCGGACTGCGGCACACGGGAGGCGCTCGATTCCATCGGCGTAAAACCGGATGAGCAGGAGCAGATCATCGCCTCCATTCACCGCTGCCGCCAGCCGAAATAACGCTGTAAAATACACAGTTTTTACTCCGAATGATCGTGTACTATATGCCTCCGAAATGACTGGCTATATCCGCACTTCAGAGGTAATATACACTCACAACAAAACAAACGGAGGTACACGGTTATGTGGAAAGAAGGCAGCATCAGAGTTAACGGTGAGGTTTTTCACTACTGGATGAAGCAGTACGACAAAGGCTCCGAGTGGGGTATCGACGGCGGACGCATTTCCAAGCTCATGCTCAAGCGAGACGGCAAAATCGTCTGCAACTACGACAGAGGATGGGACATCGAACCAGCCGATGAGAACACGCAGCTTGCGCTGGAGCTTCTGCTCCACAGCGAGAACTGGTAAAAAACCAAAATTTCAAAGCAACGGCTCCGAAAGGGGCTGCTGCTCGTTGTACGGAAGGTCGCACCGATTTCGGTGGCGGCTATTTTTATACCTTGGAGGTGGTCTCTACGAGAAAACTGAAAACATATAAGCCCACAAGGTTCATGGAGAAAACCTCCCACTACGATGTGGACGCAGCGGATTATGCCGTCATGTTCATCGAAAGTCTGTGCCACACCAAAGGCACCTGGGCGAGAAAGCCTTTCGAGCTCATCGACTGGCAGGAGCAAATTATCCGGGACATTTTCGGTGTCCTCAAGCCCAACGGCTATCGACAGTTCAATACAGCATACATTGAAATTCCGAAAAAGCAAGGCAAGTCCGAGCTTGCCGCTGCGGTGGCACTTCTGCTCACCTGCGGTGACGGAGAGGAACGAGCCGAGGTCTACGGATGCGCTGCCGACCGTCAGCAGGCGTCCATCGTTTTCAACGTAGCGGCAGATATGGTGCGGATGTGTCCTGCGCTTTCAAAGCGGGTCAAGATACTGGATTCCCAGAAGAGGCTCATTTACCAGCCAACAGGCAGTATCTATCAAGTGCTTTCTGCCGATGTGGGCAACAAACACGGATTTAATACCCACGGCGTGGTGTTCGATGAGCTGCACACCCAGCCCAACCGCAAGCTCTTTGATGTCATGACAAAAGGCTCCGGCGATGCCCGTATGCAGCCGTTGTATTTTCTCATCACCACGGCCGGCAATGATACGAAGTCCATCTGCTATGAGATCCACCGGAAGGCCAAGGACATCATCGAGGGACGCAAGATCGACCACACCTTCTATCCCGTCATCTACGGTGCGGAGGAATCGGACGATTGGACAGATCCGAAGGTCTGGAAGAAAGCCAATCCGTCCCTCGGCATCACGGTGGGCATCGATAAGGTGAAGGATGCCTGCGAATCTGCCAAGCAGAACCCCGGTGAAGAGAACTCCTTCCGGCAGTTAAGACTCAACCAATGGGTCAAACAGGCGGTGCGCTGGATGCCGATGGATAAGTGGGACAAATGTGAGTTTGCCGTCTGCGAGGACGATCTGGACGGCCGTGTCTGCTACGGCGGTCTGGACTTGTCCTCCACAACGGATATTACGGCATTCGTTTTGGTTTTCCCACCGGAATACGAGGACGACAAGTACATCATCCTGCCGCACTTCTGGATACCGGAGGATAACCTCGACCTCCGAGTCCGGCGTGACCATGTGCCATACGATGTATGGGAGCGTCAGGGATACCTCCAAACCACCGAGGGCAATGTAGTCCACTACGGCTACATTGAGAAATTCATCGAAAGCCTGGGCGAACGCTTCAACATCCGTGAGATCGCCTTTGACCGTTGGGGTGCTGTGCAGATGGTGCAGAATCTTGAGGGCATGGGCTTCACAGTCGTTCCTTTCGGACAGGGATTCAAGGATATGTCCCCGCCCACCAAGGAGCTGATGAAGCTGGTGCTGGAGCAGAAAATAGCCCACGGCGGGCATCCTGTTCTGCGCTGGATGATGGACAACATCTTCATTCGCACCGACCCGGCCGGCAACATCAAGCCGGACAAGGAAAAGTCCACGGAGAAAATCGACGGGGCCGTTGCCACCATTATGGCACTTGACCGTGCTATCCGCTGCGGCAATGATAACGGAGCTTCGGTCTATGATAGCCGTGGGCTGTTGTTCATTTGAGACCCGTCGTCAAAATATCAGTCGAATAAAGTCGGAAACTCTATTATTAAGCAGAGTTTCAGACTTACAACTCCAAAACTATTGACTTTTTTGATTTTTCGGGTATAATAGAATCAAGAAAGTCAGGAGGTGCATTATGGCTGAATTGATCAACCGCCCCCAATATCTGAATCAGCTGATTCAAAACAAAGATGTAGATCTGGTGAAGATCGTTACAGGTATTCGCCGCTGCGGAAAATCGTCCTTGCTGGACTTGTTTCATCACTATCTGTCGGAGAACGGCGTGCCGGATTCCCGAATCGTTCACATGAACATGGAATCCTTGCGTTACCGTGACCTGAACAATTACCTTTCTTTTTATGATTATGTCAGCAAGCAGATCGCTAAAGACGGAAAGACATACCTTATATTCGATGAACTGCAGACTGTAGAGCATTGGGAAAAAGCAATCGAGTCCTTCCGCTTGGATTATGATGTAGACATTTATATCACGGGTTCCAATGCCTATCTGCTGTCCACGGAATTTTCTACGCTGCTCTCCGGCAGATATGTAGAGATACGGGTGCTACCGCTGTCCTTCAAGGAGTTTTTGGACTTCTACGAGTTTGCCACCGATGTGACAATGGACGAAAAGTTCCAGAAGTATCTCCAGTTCGGAGGGATGCCGATCCTGAGAGAATACAAGTTCAACGAAGCGAGAAGCAATCAGGCACTGGAAGGTATCTATTCGACCGTGGTGCTGCGTGATATTTTGCAGCGCAATAATGGCACAGATCAAGCCATGCTTCAAAAAATCATGCTGTTTTTATGCTCCAATATCGGCAGCATCACTTCTCCGAACAGCATCGGAAATGTACTCTCCAACGAGGGCGACATTCAAACCAGTAAGCAGAAGAACATTGCGGGGAAAACGGTGGATAAATATATTTCCATGCTCCGCAATGCGTTTGTATTCTTCTCTGTCGGTCGGTATGATGTAAAAGGAAAGCAGCTGCTCAAAACTCTTGGAAAGAACTATATCATCGACATGGGTTTTCGCAATATGCTTCTGGGCTACCGAGATGCAGATCGCGGGCATATCATTGAGAATATCGTATTTTTGGAACTGCTGCGCCGTGACTATCGGGTATATATCGGGAAGGTCGGAGAGACGGAGGTCGACTTCGTTGCGGAAAAGCCGAACAACAAGGTATATATTCAGGTAACGGAAAGTATGCTTTCCGCGGAGACCCGTGAACGGGAGCTTCGTCCGCTGCGTATGATTGGGGATAACTACGAAAAAATCGTGCTTTCTATGGATCGCAGCTTCATCAATTCCTATGATGGCATAAAATCACTGAATTTGATCGACTGGCTGCTCAGCGAATAAGCACTGCATTTTCGGAGCAAAATCAAAAGTTTTTGCAGTTCAAGTCGGAAACTTCGCAAGAACCGATTATCATAGAAAATGAAACAAGCAAGCATATACTGAGCCGTTATTTCAAGTTGGAATGCCGAATTGAAATAAGAGCCAAAATATCTGAATATTTCAAAGCATCTGTTCATATGAGCAGGTGCTTTTCTTTTGCCCATTTTTAAGGAGAGTGATGTCAATGGGTATCTTTTCAGGGCTGTTCAAATCCAGAGACAAGCCTCAAAACAGGACAGCAGGCAGTAACTACGCTTTTTTCATGGGCGGCACGACCTCCGGCAAGGCGGTGACGGAACGCTCTGCCATGCAGATGACGGCGGTGTACTCCTGTGTCCGCATTCTGTCTGAGGCTGTCGCGGGTCTGCCGCTGCACCTCTATAAATACACGGACAGCGGCGGCAAGGCAATGGCGCTTGACCATCCGCTCTACCGCTTGCTCCACGATGAGCCGAACCCGGAGATGAGTTCTTTCGTATTCCGGGAAACCCTCATGACGCACCTTCTCCTCTGGGGCAACGCTTACGCGCAAATCATCCGCAACGGTAAAAATGAAATCGTTGCTTTGTATCCGCTTATGCCCAACAAGATGTCGGTGGACAGAGATGAAAATGGGCGTCTCTACTACACCTATTACCGTGGCTCGGACGAAGCCATCAAAAACAAGGAGTTCGCCGTAACGCTTCATCCCTCGGATGTACTCCACATACCGGGACTCGGCTTTGACGGTCTGGTCGGCTACAGCCCCATCGCTATGGCGAAGAATGCCATCGGCATGGCGATTGCCTGCGAGGAATACGGTGCAAAGTTCTTCGCCAACGGCGCCGCACCGGGCGGTGTGTTGGAACACCCCGGTACAATCAAAGACCCGCAGCGTGTGCGGGAGAGCTGGCAGTCCACCTTCGGCGGCAGCGGCAATGCCAATAAAATCGCCGTGCTTGAGGAAGGCATGAAATACACGCCCATCGGCATCTCGCCGGAGCAGGCACAGTTCCTGGAAACACGCAAATTCCAAATCAATGAAATTGCTCGAATTTTCCGAGTCCCTCCCCACATGGTCGGCGATCTGGAAAAGTCGAGCTTTTCTAATATTGAGCAGCAGTCCCTTGAGTTTGTAAAATACACCCTCGACCCCTGGGTCATCCGTTGGGAGCAGTCCATTCAACGCTCCCTGCTGAACTCCGAGGAAAAAAAGAAGTACTTTGCAAAATTCAATGTGGAAGGTCTGCTTCGCGGCGACTATCAGAGCCGCATGAACGGGTACGCCATTGGCCGTCAGAACGGCTGGATGTCTGCAAATGACATCCGGGAACTGGAAAACCTCGACCGTATCCCGGCAGAGGATGGCGGCGATTTGTACCTCATTAACGGCAATATGCTCCCGCTGAAAAATGCCGGGGCTTTTGCAAATACACCTACCGATGACGGAAAGGAGGAAAAATCCGATGAAGAAATTCTGGAATTGGAAGACCCGAACGGTGACCAATCAGGAGACACAGGAGCAGGTTCCGGAGAGGACGCTGTTTCTGGACGGGACCATCGCCGAGGAAAGCTGGTTTGACGATGATGTCACCCCGCAGCTTTTCAAGGACGAGCTCATGTCTGGCAGTGGCAACATCACCGTGTGGATCAACAGTCCCGGTGGTGACTGCGTGGCGGCGGCTCAAATCTACAATATGCTCATGGACTACAAGGGTGATGTGACCGTGAAAATCGATGGCATTGCGGCATCCGCAGCATCCGTCATCGCTATGGCAGGCACGAAGGTGCTGGTGTCCCCGGTGTCCATGCTTATGATCCACAACCCCATGACTGCGGCATTCGGCAATTCGGAGGAAATGCAGAAAGCCATCGAGATGCTCTCAAGCGTGAAGGATTCCATCATCAACGCCTATGAGATCAAGACGGGGCTGTCTCGTGCAAAACTGTCTCATCTCATGGATGCGGAAACATGGATGGACGCAAACAAGGCTGTGGAACTCGGCTTTGCGGACGAAATCATGCAGAGAAACTCGGAATCCGAAGAGGTACCCACGCCTGCCGTTTCCATGCTGTAT